CTATGCCTTTTTCTTTCCAAAATTGACCGGGAGCGATGCCGCGAGACCGGCACTTGCTTCCGCTTGTGCAGTCTCGAAGGCGTGGGAGTAGATGTTCAATGTGGTCGACGTCTGAGAGTGGCCAAGTGCGGCAGAGACAGTGCGCACGTCGGTGTGATTGGCGATGAGCAGCGAGGCATTGAGATGCCGAAACTGATGGATGCCGTACCACGGCAGGCCGTGACGTTCGCAAAGCTCTTTTCCCCAGTCATAGAAATCCCCAGGACGCGCCGGCGATCCGTCGAGCTTGGTAAAAAGCCGACCGCTCTCATGCCACTGATCGCCCAGCTCCAGCCGTTTCATTGCCTGCTCTGTACGTAGAGCCTTTACCATGTCGAAGATCCATGCGGGGAGCTTCAGGGAACGATGAGAGCGTGCTGTCTTTGGCGGGCCTGTGAATATCCCGTGTGCCGGATCATAGAGGGAGACGCGCTCGACTGTGACGACGTTGGTGGTGAAGTTGAAATCTCGGAATTCGAAGCCGAGCAGTTCTTCGCGGCGGTACCCGCCGAAGATGGCCAGCACAAAGAAAACCACATAGCGTAGCGGTTCACCGTCAAGTGCATCAAGGAATGCTTGTGTTTCCTCGATGGTGAAGATGTTTTTCTCCCGCTCTTGACGCTCCGGTAGTACGACACGCGGGCAAGGATTTTCTTTGACCACGCCCATTCGTAAAGCATAAGCGAAGACGCTGGAGATGAACGAGAGATAATTTCGGATAGATTTTGGATGAAGGCCCTTAGTAGAGTCCTTTTCATTTGCCCCAGGCTCGGACAAACCGGAAATGAACTTCTGGATCTGACGCGCAGAGAGCTTGTCCATATAGAGATGCCCCAGCGCATGGTATACGCGCTTTGTAAGGGCACGGTAATTGCTGATCGTGCGCTTGCCGAGCTTTTGAGCGGCATATTCGTTGAACCATTGCTCGGCAAAGGCTTCGAATTTGATATGCCCGGCGCAGACGCCGCCGCGGCACTCCTCCTCAAAGAGAACCATTTGCCGCTGCAGCTCTTTCTCAATCTGCCGCTCTGACATGCCGGGCGTCGGCTTCCATGTCATGGACGGGCGAACCTGCTTGCCAGAGACGGTGAGGCCGCTGGATGCTCTGATTAGGTATGCATTGCCTCGTTTGGTATATGTAGCCATAAAATAACTCCTTTCATCTTGTCAACCGCGCCCTCTCGTGGTAAGATGAAAGGGCGCGGAGGGATGGATAGACTCCTTTCTTCTTTCATTTCTTCTTTCGTGGTTGTTAGGGGATATGTTTGCGCACTGCCGTCCTTGGTGTTGGTAGCACCGAGGACGGCGTTTTTTGTTTTATTCCGGATAGCTGCCGAGAACGCGGCCCAGGGTGTAAAGGGTATCGCCTTCGGAGACGATGATATCTTTATAAGCTGGGTTGAGCGAGTGCAGACGTACTGTGCCGTTCTCTCGATCTACAATAAGCTGCTTGATATAGGAGTTTCCGTTCAGGGCGAATATGCCGATCTCCCCGTCATTGAGGACCGGCGTAGACTGGACGAATGCCGTGCTTTCGTTTTTGAACTTCGGCATCATCGAGTCGCCGGAGATCGGAACGCCATAGTTTGTTCCGGATGGGATTATGCCGGAAGGATATTGCTCCATGTGCGTAACAGGCGTATCACTCAGATAGTTGCCGAGGCCTGCAGCGGCAGCTTCTTCAAAAACTGTAAGCTCGTCGAAATTGTCCTCCTTGCGGTGGTTGATCTTCGCCTTCGGGAATGGGAGAACGGCTTGCTTGACGGGGGCGGGCTTCGTGTCAGATTTAAGGGGGTCGATTTGAGAGTTGCTGCACGGGAGTTCATCTAAATCTTCCACATAAGGATCCAGCGCGGTATCCACAATGTTGCGGATCGGCTGTCCGGCCTTCAGGTAAGCGTGCAGGAGGAGCATGGTCTTTTCGGCCTGGCTGCCGTCGAACTGGTCAACGGTGCCGATGATATCAGTTAAAGAGAGGGCGACGTTTCGCTCCAAAGCTTTGTAATATAGCAAGGCGATTCTCTTACTGTCCTCGCAGGCATAGATATTATGGATGCTGTGCTCTGTGCCGAAGAGCCGACGGAGCTCATCTATTGCGGCGGGGCGACCGCTTGCAGAATCTTCTGAAATCTGGAGCATCAGCTCGAGATTCTCATCTGAGTCAGCTACCCAACCTAGTAAATCTGCAGCTGGGGTTCCGAGAACGCGAGCAAAAGCTTTGAGACGCTCAATATCCAATGATTTGATATCACCATCTTCGTATCTCTTGACAGTGGTTTCATGTAGACCGACGAGTTCTCCGACCTTTGCCCTAGAGTACCCCTTAGCTTTTCGTGCCAGATACAACCTTTGACCGACCGCTTTGTTAAAATCGTTCCCCATGTTCGTCACCTCATGTTTAGCTTGCCCTAATATTACAGCAAACTTTACTGTAATGCAAGATTTTTTTAAGCCAAAGCAAAAAAACTTGCATGAGGGTATTGACATCTTTTAAGTAATAAGATATTATCATAACGCGAAACTTGCATGACACGCAAGTTAGAAAGGAGGATTTCAAAGTGCCTGACCTGAACAAGCTCAAGGGTATCATGGTTGAAAAGGGGAAGACCTATGTCGATGGCGCTCGCATTATCGGCTGTTCCGTTACTTCTTTTTCTGCAAAAATGAACGGTAAGAGTAGCTTTACTGTACTAGAGGCTAATGAGTTAAGTAATGCTCTACACCTTTCCAGAGAAGAGAGGGCGACTATTTTTTTAGCCTAAATCTTGCATATCATGCAAGATTTAGAGGAGAGGAGAGCAGCATGAACGTAAAGAAACAGTATAGCCCGACACTAAGCCTATCATTAAAAGGCTGCGCGTTGATCGCCGCAGTAGAAACCGGCCTTCTGCCTGAAACTGAACAGGACGGTCAGCCCTGCTACAACACGAAAAAATTCGATGAGTTTTGGGCTATGTACACGGAGTTAGCAAAAAAGAGACAGGAGAATATCAGCAAGGAGCGCCACCGCCGCGCCTAAAAGCACCAAAAAGACCTGGAACGCTTTGCCGTAACGCTCATGCCTGTACTCCGAAAGTGCCTGGCGACCGAGTTCGGTAATTTGATACGCGGAATCGTAAAACTGCACGATACCGGGGCAACTTTGTACATCCATTCGAGAGGCTTCAATATATCCACATTTCAGGAGATATTCTTCGATCTCGGACAGCCCTTTATCTCCTATCGGTATTTCGGAGTCTTCGTATCTTTTTAATTCTTTGTATTGTTCACGAGTAAGCATAGCTTCGCACCTCCCTTTACCGCCAGTCTACCACGGCGTAGCGAGGAGGGCAATAGCCCCTAACAACCACGAAAGGAGATCACTATGACACCTACCGAAAAACTGCTCGCTGAGCAGGAGAAAATCGTCGCTGAGCGCGGCTACTACATACGCCCCGTTCGTATGGCGAATCTGATGAAAGCGGCTTCGAGGATCTTCGATATCCTCACAAAAGCCGATACCGCAATCAGCTATGAAGAATGCCGCATTGTACTGGAGATCGTGGCGCGAGCCATCGATGCCGCGGCGCCGGATGTAAAGGAGCCCAGCCATGGCAAGAATGAGAACAGCTGAAGGCGTGATGGCCATTATCCGTGAGCAGGATCCGAAAACACAGGTCACCGTGCACGCGATCCGGCGCCTGATTGCAAGTGGAAAAGTCCCAGTGACGTGCTGCGGACGGAAATACTTGGTCGATGCTGATGCAATGATCGAGTTTATAGCGCGAGGAGGTGAGCCAGCGTGAACCGAGGCACCCGCGATACCATCTGCGCCACTATTGGCCTGCTGATCGTAATTGCTTTGCTGACTACTGTAGCCGCGCTGGACTCTCCTGGTGAAATGGACGAGCCGAATGCGTTATCGTCAGCGGCGCCGGAGCCGCGCGTAGAGATGCCGGAAGACAGCCTGCCCGCTGAGGAGTATGCGTACTGCAACGATGTGTGCCTCGGACTGTTTGAGCTTACGGCCTACTGCCCATGCTCAGCCTGTTGCGGCAAGAATGACGGTATTACCGCCACCGGCACTGTGGCCACTGAGGGACGTACCGTTGCAGTCGATCCGACCGTTATTCCCTACGGCACAAGCATCGAAGTGATCTATGCCGATGGCAGCTCTGCGCGCTATGTCGCCGAGGACTGCGGCGGCGCGATCAAAGCCCAGCGCCTGGACGTGTTCTTCGCGGATCATCAGACCGCGCGCGAGTACGGCGTCCGGACGGCCTATGTCTTTCTTGTCCAGGAAGGAGGCGGCAATGAATAAGGATTGCTCAAAAGTTTCGATTGAGCGCGGATCGGATGGCAGATTCACGGTGCTGCTGACTGGTAGCAAAGACGATATAAGGATGCTTTGGACCATGCTCAGCGTGAGTGTTTCCAAAGCGACCAAGACCCCGCTTCCTGTGCTGTGCGCAGTCTGTTCTACCGCAGGCCCAGCTATTGAAAATATGATGGGTCGCGGAAATGGCACGACCGTCGACATGAGCGTCCTCGGCAGATTCGCAAAGGGAAGGGGAGACGCCCCATGATCCGCTGCGCATACTGCGACAGCGTTACGCTGGCGCTTGATCTCAATGGCGTCGATGCCCACGTCTGTCCCCTCTGCGGCGCTGTATTTGCCCGCCGGTACGGAAATACCTATTCCTTCATTGCTGATCTGAAAGGTGCTCAGGGCGTCAAGGAGCTTCTGCACTCTGTGCGACCGCACGATCCACTGTATCGGTCAATCATCACAGCGTAGGCCTTGAGAGCTTGGCCCAGATGGTCGAGTTGTCGAGCATGGACTGGCTCTATCATCTGGGCCAAGCGCCCGATGGATAGTACCCTCCTTTCTAACACAAAGCGGTCCCGTAAGCAGCCGCTCGCCGTCTGAGAGATGGTGCCCCAGTGCGATTCTGGCAGGGAAACAAGCGGCAGCGCTCATGGTCGATGCATTTCTGGAAAGAAAAGGGAGCGGTTCGATTCCGCCCTGCCGCATAGAAGGAGACGTTCCTGCCCTCTGCCGGGCGTGTACCCGGCACGTCCACTCTTTCACTGCCGAGTGCCGCGGTGTCGACTAACCCTCCCTGCTGCGGTGTCCGGCAGAGGGCAGAAACTCTCTATCCTGAAGGAAAGGAGGAAACGCATTTGGAAGATCTTAGCAAGCGGTCAATTATTGACATGGCACGCGGCGCCATTAAAGAACGCGTGGACTACGAGATGACCAGAGTTGTCGAGAATATTCTTGATCCCAACACCTCGGCAACCGCAGCGCGCAAAATCACCATTACACTCAACCTCAAGCCAGACGATACGCGCCAGAACATTGCTGTAAGTTGTGTGGCCAAATCCACTTTGGCTGCAACCAACCCCGTCACTACAGCTCTCTATGTCGCCGATGAGGAATCCATCGTTGAGATGGTTCCGCAGATCCCTGGGCAGTTGGCGGTTGACGCCAGCGAGCAGGAAGCTCCGCCCATGCTCAAGCTCATTCAAACCGCTTAATTTTAGGAAAGGAAGTACATTCCCATGCTCAAAGAAGCCATTCAGTATGTGCTCGAGAATATGCGCCCGGAGGCCCAGAACCTCGGCAATCGCGCATATATCATCACCCAGAAGGGCGCGCAGGAGGTCATCGAGACTCCCATCGCGCCGGATACCGTTCCCCTGCATAGTCTCGACTCCATCGTGAAGATGATCCGTACCGAGGCTATCCATCTGGCGGATGTCAATACCCCTGCACTTTTCGTCAATATCCCTTCGCCCACCAACGTGGTCTGCTTCTCTCAGCCGGACTATGAGCAGCGCTGCCACCGCACGGTCTATTACTCTGCGGACGCAACTGATGTTCCCGGCTGGGATGCGAAAGTCACGCTCGGCTTTGAAGAGGCCCAGATTGCGCTGCGTACCCGCTTCCAGGAGACCCCAGACTCGCTCTATGCGATGAAGCTCGTCAACGACATTTCTCTCGGTGCCAAGGTCATCTACAACGACAACGGTGTTGCCACTACCGTGACCACCCAAAAGGGCGTCGCACTCCAGACCAATGAGCAGATCCGGCCCATTGTCAAGCTCCGCCCTTATCGCACATTCCAAGAGGTCGAACAGCCTGAAAGCACGTTCCTCATCCGCATCAGCGACCGCGGCATTTCGTTCATCGAGGCCGATGGCGGTATGTGGCGCCTGACGGCCCGCAACACCATCAAGGCATTCCTGGAGGAGAATCTCGCTGCCGAGATCGAGAGCGGCAAGCTCGTTGTCGCCCTGTGAGCAAAAAAATCCCCTGCAGGTCTCACACACCTGCAGGGGAACGATTGGCACCATACCAATCCTTAGTTGCGCCCTATTGTAAGGGCAGAAAGCGAGTTTGTCAATGAAAACGACCAAAATTGTAATCAAAAATCTGTTCGGGATCAAGGAGACCGAGCTCGACGGCCGCTCTGTGGAGATCTCCGGCCCGAAAGGAAGCGGCAAAACTTCCGTCCTTGATTCTATCCGCTACGCCCTCACCAACCGCTCAGATCGTGATTATATCGTGCATCGGGGCGCCGATGAGGGCGAAATCCTCATTGAGACCGATACCGGCCTCTCCATCGACCGTAAGGCCCTGCCCGCCAAGTCTGCCGGCACGGTCAAGGTGCGCGACGGATCTCTCCTTCAGACGCGTCCGGCAGAGTTCCTCTCGCAGATCTTCACGCCGCTGCAGCTTAATCCTGTCGAGTTCACCCAGCTCTCCCGGCAGGAAAAGAACCGCGTCATTCTCAATCTCATCGAATTTGCGTGGGACACCAACTGGATCCGTGAGCAATTCGGCGAAATCCCGCAGGGTGTGGACTATTCCAAGCATATTCTCGAGGTTCTGCACGATATCCAGGCGGAAAACGGTGTCTATTTCCAGTCACGCCAGAACATCAACCGCGACATCCGCAACAAGCAGGCATTCGTTTCCGACATCGCAAAGGACATTCCTTCCGGCTACGATTTCGACCATTGGAATACATATCCCATCGGTGAGAAGTACCGTGAGCTGGAGAGCCTGAAGGAGCAGAACAATGTGATCGAGCGGGCCAGAGCGTTCCGGAACAGCCACGAGGCGAAGCTCCGCGGGCTGGAGGGTCAGCGTGACCTTGACATCGCGGCCATCGACCGTAAGACCTCTGAGGACCGTACCCGCCTCACCACGGATATCGAGCGCCTGAAGGCGGAGATCCGCTTGTATGAGGAACGGCTTGCCGGACTGGACGAGCGCAGGGAGGAAAGCGTGCGCGTGGTCATCTCCGGCTTTAATGAAAAGAAAGCCAAGCTGGAGCGCGATGCAGGGATCGCGGACCAGTATACTGGCCGCGAGCTTGCTGATACGACCGCGCTTTCCAAGGAGATCGACACGGCCGAGGCCATGCGTAAGCATCTCAATGAGTACCAGCGCATGGTTTCCATGCAGGAAGAGATCAGCAAGCTCACCGAGGAATCCGAGGAGCTGACACGCAAGATCGAGCTCGCGCGGGAGCTGCCGGCGACGATCCTGCAGACTGCGACGATTCCCGTTGATGGCCTGACCGTTGAAGACGGTGTGCCGCTGATCCACGGCCTGCCCATTTCCAATCTGTCCGACGGCGAGCTACTGGAACTGTGCGTGGATATCACGGTGAGCAAGCCGGGACAGCTTCAGATCATTCTCATCGATGGCGCCGAGCGCCTTGATAAGGAGAGCCGCGAAAAGCTGTACGCCAAGTGTAAAACCAAGGGCCTGCAGCTGATCGCAACGCGCGTGACCGATTCCAATGTAATGGAGGTAACCAACTTAGATGATGACGAAAGATAAGCTCCGCCAGCTTAGTGGCGATGAACGCCTCGGGCAGATGCGAGAATCCGAGTATCTGGGCGCCGAAGACATTGACGATGGGACCGAGCCGATACTGACCATTGCCGGCCTGTGGTATGGCTCCGTCACGCTCCAGCGCGGCAAGGAAAATAAGGATGTGCTCTCCTTCAAGGAAGAACGCGTACCTGGCATTCTTCAGGTGCGGCCGCTGATTGTCAACTCAACCAACCGCAAGACACTGCGTAAGCTGTTCGGCGACGCCAAGGCTTCAACGCTGGTCGGTAAGCAGATCCAGCTCTTCGTGGACCACAACGTCCGCGATCCTCAGGATGGCGGCATGACCGACGGCATCCGTATCCGGCCGTATAAGCCCCGCCCCCCGAAGCAGGAGCCCGTACCGCCCTGTGCGGACTGTGAGTGCGAGATCACGCCAGCAATGGGAAGAGACGCCCGCTGGCTAGCGGCATACACGACGAAGCACTACGGTGTCCCGCTCTGTGCAAACTGCGCTCAGAAGCGCAAGGATGCTGCGACCGCAGCCGCGGCGTCGCAGGAAGAGCAACCGACTCCGTCTGAAGAGACTGTGGCTGAGACCGAGGAGGTGCTGTAATGGACCTTCCGGTAGTTACACCGGAGAATTATTATTCTCCGGAAATGAACATGGCCTATATGGGCTCTACGCAATTCAAGGCCTTTGAGAAATGCGAAGCGGCTGCATTGGCAGAGCTCCGCGGCGAATATACGCCGCCGACGTCACAGGCTTTTCTGGTCGGCGGATATATCGACGCCTGGTTTTCCGGCGAGCTGCCGCTCTACCAGGCGCAGCATCCGGAGATCTTCAAGCGTGACGGTACGCTCAAAGCGGAGTACGTCAAAGCCACTGAGATCGTCGCCCGCCTTCAAGCGGACGAGCTCTATTCCATGCTCATGTCGGGAAAGAAGCAGGTCATCCGCACCGGCGTTATCGCCGATGTTCCCTTCAAAGTTAAGATCGACAGCCTGCTTGACACCAATACCTGCAATGTGATCGCCAACCGCTGGCCGCACACAGCAGCCGCGCTGGGCTTTTGCGATGGGGCCATCGTAGATCAGAAAATCATGCGGGACACAGCAGAGGTGTGGTCCGAGGAAGACCATTGCAGGCTTCCGTTCGTCGAGGCTTACGGCTACGACCTTCAGGGCGCAATCTATCAGGCCATCGAGGGACACTTCCTGCCGTTTATCCTCGCCGTCGGTACTAAGGAGGATGCTCCGGATCTGGCGGCCCTCTATATCAACGACGATGACCTTGCAGCCAAGCTCGCTGAGGTCGAGGACCGCGCGCCGCGGTATCAGGCTATCAAGGAGGGAAAGGTCGAACCGCGCCGTTGCGAGCATTGCGCCTATTGTCGGGCGACCAAACGACTCACGGCCATTTTGGACTACAGGGAGATGAATTACCTTGCTGAATAAAATCTTCATCATGGGACGTCTGACCCGTGATCCAGAGCTGCGCCATACGCAGAGTGGAACGGCCGTCGCGTCGTTTTCCCTCGCTGTGGATCGAGACTTCAAGGAGCAGGACGGCAGCAGAGCGACAGACTTCATTGATTGTGTTGCATGGCGATCCAGCGCGGAATTTGTGGATAAATACTTCTCCAAAGGTCGCATGGCTGTGGTTGAAGGCCGACTCCAGATCCGTGACTGGACGGACAAGGACGGCAACAAGCGCCGCAGCGCCGAGGTCATCGTGAACAGCATTTATTTCGGAGACAGCAAAAAGGACGGAGATTCTTCCACCGGAAACTACCGTGCAGCTGGCGCTCCGGTCGATGTGAGCGCGTCCGACTTTACGGACGTCGAAGACGATGGCGAGTTACCGTTCTGATCTTGCCGCAGAAATCAAAGAGCGACTTACCGCACGACAGGTCATTGAGGCTTACGGTTTCCATCCTAACCGAGCAGGTTATATCCAGTGTCCATTTCATGCTGGTGACAGACACGGAAGCCTGAAGATCTATGACGGCGATAAGACGGGCTGGCATTGCTTCGGCTGTGGGGCCGGTTCCACCGTCATAGACTTTGTGATGAAGCTCTTCAATATCAATTTCCGGCAGGCATGCTTGCGCCTTGATGCCGATTTTTCCCTTGGATTGACAGGCAAAACGTCCAGTGCGGCGGAGATATCCGCTGTACTGGCTGCCCGCCGGCAGGAAGCAGAGAGAAAAGCAGCGGCGGATCGTGAATACCGCAGGAAAGCTGCAGAGCATTGTTATTGGTGGCAAGTCAAGAAACTGTTTGAGCCGGACAATGCAGACGCGGATGTCGGTTACATTCACCCGTTGTATGCAGAAGCAATAAAACGACTACCAAGCCTTGAATACTGGCTTGATGAACATTTGGGGGATTGAGTTTTGGGAAACGATACGCAAAAACCAGCCAGATGGAGTTACACAGCGGAGGACTTTCTGGAATCTACTGCGCCATACGAAGAGCTGGAAAAATGCAATGGCGATCCATTCCTCCAGCAGCGTATGATCGAGGCAATGAGTAAATACGCCGCAAGCATCGGCTTCCGCGGCCTGAAGCTCATGTACAAGCGCTACCAGCAGAGCATCCGAACATCACAAGGAGCCTATATCGGCGAAAATCCAACAAATTTTGAGAATCAGCCTATTGAACTTGATGCTGGGAAGTGGGAGGCGGATGACAGCGGTGTGCGGAGATCAGACGGGTTTGGAGATGCTGTTGCCTGCCCGCACCCGATTCTTCCTGTCGAACGGCTGGTAAACATTGATACCGGTGAAGAAAAGCTGAGGCTTGCGTTCCGGAAGGGAGCCATCTGGCGAAAGATTATCGTGAGCAAGGTTATACTCGCCAATGCGAATAAAGTGACTGAACTGGCCGGCTGTGGCGTGGCAGTCACGAGTCAGAATGCCCGTGCCTTTGTAGAGTACATATCGGACATCGAGAACCTCAACTATGATGTGATCCCAGAACGGAAAAGCATCGGACGCTTCGGATACATTCCGGATGAAGGCTTTTCCCCCTTCGTGGACGGTCTGATCTTCGATGGCGACGCCAGTTTTGCCGCGATGTTCCAGACGGTGCGCAGTCACGGCTCTGAAGCAAAGTGGCTGGATATTGCCGCAGAAGTGAGGGCGATGTCCACGACGGCAAAAATCATTCTTGCAGCGTCTTTCTCCAGCGTGCTTCTTGAGCCGCTCGGCTGTCTGCCATTCTTCGTGCACCTCTGGGGCGTTGACTCCGGCACCGGTAAGACCGTCGCTTTGATGGTGGCTGCAAGCGTTTGGGGCGATCCGGCTATCGGCAACTACGTCAAGACCTTTGACGGCACCGTCGTCGGCCTTGAAAAGACTGCGGCGTTTCTCAATGAGCTGCCGCTGTGCCTCGACGAGCTGCAGCTTGCCAAGGACAGCAAAGGCCGCACGAATTTTGATGTCTACAAGCTTGCACAGGGCGTTGGACGAACCCGCGGCAACCGTGCCGGTGGCGTCGATCTGACACCGACCTGGCATAACTGTATTCTCACAACGGGAGAAAGCCCGCTGACCGGACAAGCCTCCGGCGCCGGTGCGGTCAACCGTGTTATTGACATTGAATGCAAAGCGTCTCAGGCTGTTATAAAGGACGGTATGCATGTCTCCGGTATGGTCAAGCGCAACTATGGCTATGCCGGCAAACGGTTCGTGGAGGAGCTCTATAAGCCAGGCGTGATCGATCAGATCGCACCGCGGTATCAAGAGCTGTTCCGGGATCTGAGCGATCGAGACACGACTGAGAAACAGGCTATGGCGGCCGCAGCGATCGTCCTCGCGGACGAATTGGCGTGCCAGTGGATCTTCGCCGGCGCGCAGAAGCCGATCACCGTGGAAGAGATCTCCGAGTTTCTCGCGTCCAAGGCGGCAGTGTCAGCCGGTGACCGCGCTTATAAATACCTCTGCGGATGGGTAGCGCAGAACAGCAATCACATGGTCGGCCGCTCGGAAACAATCGACGTTTACGGAAGTATCGAGGACGGAAAGGCATATATCATCCGGCCGATCTTTGAACGTGCTCTCTCTGATGCAGGATATTCGACCGCTGCCACGCTGTCTCACTTGAAGGAAGCTGGACTGATCGAAACGCGCGGCCGTGCTATGACCAAATGCAAACGCATCAACGGTGTACAGACGGAGTGCATCTGTCTGACACTACCTCTCCTTTCCGAAGATGAAGAGGAGAGCGGCGAGGAACTGCCGCTGTAAATGCGGAAAAGTGCGGAGCTGCGCGGTACATCTGTTACGCGCCCGCAAGCCCTTGTGTCGCAAGTCTTTGACGGCATTTTTCAGAGGGGCGCGGAACTGAGGAACACGATATACACCCCTATAGGAAAAGTTTGTGCGAGTGTGGGAATTAACGGAAATTTAACGTACACGCAAAAGGCGAGGAAATTTTCACATTTTATGTTCCGCAGTTCCGCACATACCCGCAAACCCTTATGCCGCAAGGCTTTGACGTGCGGAACAAGTTTTCCGCGATGCTCCGCAGTTACGCACAAAAGGAGCAAAAAATGAAATTACGAGACTATCAAATCGACTGCATCGACACGATCGAAGCGCAGCCACCGGGCGCGTACCTTGCTCAGATGGCGACAGGGCTCGGCAAGACGGTAACCTTTGCAAACCTCCCGCGGCACGGGAAACGTATGCTGATTCTCTCTCACCGTGAGGAGCTGGTAGAGCAGCCGCGCAAATACTTCGATTGTTCCTTCGGCGTCGAGCGTGCAGCACTCCGAAGCTACGATGAGGAGGTCGTCAGCGCGTCGGTTCAGTCCCTTGTGCGCCGTCTGCACCGCTTCCAGCCAGATGAATTTGGCTTAATTATCTGCGACGAGGCACACCACGCCGCAGCAAATACTTACCGGAAGATCTTCGACCACTTCACACCGGACAAGCTCATCGGTTTTACTGCGACGCCGAACCGCGGCGATAAGGTTCGTCTGGATACAGTGTTCTCCAAGATCATCTTCCAGAGAGATCTTCGCTGGGGCATTGAGCACGGATACCTCTGCGACATCTTCTGCCGGCGTGTCAACATCGGCTATGACCTGAGCCAAGTCCACACACAGCGGGGGGACTATGCGCCTGGTGAGCTGGATGAAGCAATGGAAGGCACGGCTGACGCAATCGCGCAGGCATACCGAGAGCTGGCCACCGGTGCAACACTGATCTTCGCTGTCAGTGTCCACCATGCCGAAGAGATTGCAAAGCGGATTCCTGGCGCTGTAGTAGTCACTGGCGAGACCAAGGATCGTGCTGCCATTATCAAGGCGTTTACCGCTGGTGAGATTCCTTGCATCGTAAACTGCATGGTTTTCACAGAGGGCACCGATATTCCCCGCGTGGAGACGGTTATCATCGCCCGTCCTACACAATCTGAATCGCTCTATGCGCAGATGGTCGGGCGCGGGCTGCGGCTATATCCAGGAAAAGAAAAGCTCAATCTGATCGACTGTGTTGGCATTACGGGCCGCTCATCGCTTTGCACAGCGCCTTCGCTGCTCGGGCTGGATATGTCTAACGTACCGGTACGCAAAGCCAACGAAGTTGTGGGCGACATTTTTGACCTGCCGGCAAAGATTGAAGCTGCCAGCGATGCGCCGGAGAGCTGGATTCGCAATATCGAGATTGTTGATCTCTGGGCGAAAGGACAGAAATACAACACCCATGACATTAACTTCTTCAAAATGCCGGATGGTTCACTTGTGTGTTCGCTGAAAGATAAACAGAAAATCACCATTCCCTGCCCAGACGCTCTCGGCATGGTCTGCATGCCGGATGGCACCCGCTGCAAAATGCAGGAAGCTCTCGATCTCGCGTATTGCCAGCTGATTCGAGATCATCTGGACTGTCGACATTTGTGGGATCTTCAAATCGTCAAAAAGTGGGGGCGCATGCCAGCAACCGAACGTCAGTTGGCACTTATCCGCAAGCGATGCCAGGGCTACGACCCAGCGGGGCTGAGCAAAGGCGATGCCAGTCAAATCATTAACCGTCTATTCAACGAGCCAAAGAAAAGGGGGATGCGCTTATGAAGCTGTATGTAACAAAAGCAGAGGACCGAGATCTGATGGTCATGATTCTTGCCAGAAATGGTTATACCGTCCGCCAGGGCAAGGAGAAAAAACCTGAAACCAAGCAGACGGTCGCTTTTGTGGAGGTAATTGAGAATGGCAAGTGAATCCAGCCATCAGCAGGCGGTGATTAAATGGTCACAGCAGCCGTCTGTGCGTGAGCGGTATCCGGAGTTGGCTCTGCTGCACCACATCAAGAACGAGACGAAAGAGGGCGCTGCGCAGGTCGCTGTGGATAAGGCGATGGGCGTCAAAAAGGGTGTGCCGGATATGCACCTGCCTGTCGCCCGCGGCGGCTATCACAGCCTCTACATCGAGATGAAGAATGAAACCGGCCGCGCAAACGATGCGCAGAACTGGTGGCTCGAACGCCTGAAGCTGGAGGGTAATTATACCGTGGTCTGCCACGGTTGGCAGTCTGCGGTGAACATCCTCACATGGTATCTCGGACTGGGTGAATACCATGCCTGAGTTTGCCCTGCCTTATGAGCAGGCTGCCATGCATAACGAAGGAATGCCGGCGGGTTTGAGTATCTATGACCAGGCAGCCTATCAGGCCCTCCGGCACCTATACCGCTCGTACCGCATGAAAATCATCGACCGCGCTCAGGCTGCGCATGAAAAGAAGATGATCGTCAAAGCTCGCAACGAGGCTGTCGCTGTTGCTGCATTTGAGCAGAGATGCGCATTTAACCGCGCCGAGACGATTCGACTCACTGAAGCAGCTAAAGCCGCCTGCAGAAAAGATCCCTCTGTTGAAAATGTTATCCGGCTGGTCAATGTACTTGACGGCCTTGAAAGGAGACCTCCCAATGAAGGAAGCGGATATCAATAAAACCGCAATCATCTCCAGACTTAAAGCGTACCGTGAACGCAACGGCGCCAGAGCCTATCGTATCGTGGCTCACTATGTCGGCTCAAAACGCATCTCTGATGACGTGCTTCGTGCCATTGTCAGCAACGCCTACCGTATTTCCGATGAAGCGTGGATGCGCATTGATGCGACGCTTGATGACCTTGAAAAGAAGGAGGCAATGAAGCATGAAAAATAAGCTGGTTGATTTGAATAATCATCTCTTTGCGGAACTGGAACGCCTGAGCGACGAAGATCTGCAAGGTGACGAGCTGACGGCAGAAATCGACCGTGCGAAAGCCATTACGGGCGTTGCGTCTCAAATCATTGCGAACGGCACGCTTGCCCTGAAGGCAAGGGTCATCGCCGATAATAGCTTGTCCGCAGATTTCACCGTGCCTGCGATGCTGGAGGATTGATCCATGCCGAAACGCATCTATCCGCTGGAGCTGCACACTTTCATCACCGAGCACGCTGCTGGCACGACAAACAAGAAGCTCGCAGATCTTATCAACGCACGGTTCGGTGATGGCTATATGACCGAGTCGCAAGTCAAGGCATACCGGAAGAACCATCATCTTCCAAGTGGTTTGCCGAAGGGCCGAGCGACATACTTTTCCAGAATATTTCCTGAACCGGTGGTTCGGTACATCATGGACAACTATGTTGGCACTGGTCCTACTGAAATGGCAGGTAAACTGAATGCAGCATTTGAAACGAACTATACCGTCGCTCAAATCAACGGGTATTACAGCAATCATCATCTCAACTGCGGCATTACCGGCCGTTTTGAAAAAGGACACGTCCCCGCCAACAAAGGTAAGCATCCGCCGACGGTAGGCCGTATGGCAGAAACCCAATTTATGAAAGGCAATTTGCCTCACAATACTAAGCCTATCGGTTATGAGCGAATCAGTAAAGATGGTTATGTTGAGGTAAAGGTCAAGATGCGGCCGAGCAGCCCATATTGCAACGATAACTTCATTCCGAAGCACCGTCTGCTCTGGGAGGCTGAGAATGGCCCCGTTCCAAAGGGCCACAAACTGATTTTTGCGGATGGAGATAAGACTAATATCTCGTTGGATAACCTGTTGCTCATCACTGATGCTCAGATGGCACGGCTGAACAAGAGTGGATTTGTAAAGGTAGATAAGGATCTGACCGTTGCAAGCCTACTTGTCTGTGATGTGATCAGCAAGACAGCACGACGGAAAGAAGAAATGACGAGAGGAAAAAAGCATGAAAAAAACTGTTGAAGTAACCTATTGTGATCGCTGCAGCACGGCGATTGATCCGGACGAGCTTAAGGTTTGTGCGGGATTCGATCTCTGTCAGCCCTGTGCAGCCGAGCTTCAGATTCGTATTAAGGCGTTCGTGGAGGAACTGAAGACACCGGAACGACCGGGAACTGAAGACACAGTTGAGCCGGCTGAGAATCCTCCAGCAGAGCCGATACCAGTATCAGAGCCTCCGATTCAACACGAGACCGTGCCAGAGAAGTATGGCGGCTTTCTGCATCTTAAATGTTCTGGGTGCGGCGCCACTAAGACCTTTTGTGCGAAGAAGCCTATAAGTGTGTACCACTGCTATGACTGCGGCACGGACACAGATCTTACAAACAACCTGACTCCAGTATATGCAAACTGTGAGTGTGGAAAAAGAGCGCGGTATATGACGAACGTGACCGAATGGGGCTTCGACCTTGCTTGTGTGGTCTGTGGTGCACCGGTAGCCGTCGAATATCGGCCGGGCATCAACCAGTACCAGACCTGCGGAAAGTCGTTTGTGAAGTCGCGTAAGCGGAAGAAGTAAGGTGCAATGCGATGAATCGTCAACAGCGCCGCATCAAAGCTATGCAGACGTACTGGCACGGCAGCGTGAGGCTCGCGAGGCGGTAGAAGTTAGCACCGCGAGAGCGCTCATAAAAAAGATACCCCGCACAAGGCGAGGTATCAAGCCAAGAGACATAGTTACTTTTGCTTGCTGCGTGCTTCGAGTTCTTTCTGCTCTTCTCTGACGCATTTGGGGCAGGCGGGATTCCCATTATCAAGTGTTTCATACTCAGACGCAGGGAACATTTTGCCGCAAACAGGGCACTGCATCAATTCATCCATGGTAATACCTCCTCGTTTTTTGTTCTAATAATTATAATTCTTTTTTTGAAACGTGTAAAGGAAAAAATGAAATGCGAGTAATCTACAAAGTGCTCGGCGGCAAGCCGGAGGTCCGGGATATACCCAATACCCTTGAGGAACTACAGGCTAGCATTGGCGGCTATATAGAGGCGTGTACGTTCGCTACAAACGCCACCGTCATCTGCAACGAGGTTGGAGTACTTCGATTAAATTGATTGAAACCCAACAGATGCGAGCCCGAAACAGCCTAATTTTGGCCCTGCAATGTGTTACATGACCTGTTGGGTGTAAAGCCGGTATTGGCAAAGCTTTGCGGAACGTAAAACCGGTATTTTTTATGCATGGTCTGACTACTATGCCAACCCAGCAGATGGGCGTCAAAATTTGAGTGCACCGGCAACGGCGCACGAGAATTTTGACGTCCCACAGGAAGAGAGAAAAGTAACTTTTTCGAGTGTTTGAACATGTCCGATTTTAGAGTTTTTTTGAGATGCAAAAAGGGGATACTCGTTGACAACTCTCAAACCGTTGGGAACGCTACGTTTTTTCTGCTTGCGCGTGCAAGTTTTTTACCCAAGCTATAGACACCTACGGTAAAATGGCGTTCCGTAATTCAGTAATTATAAAACTTTTGAGGAGAGGAAAAGAAATGGTGCTTGAAGCTATGCAGTACTCGGCGGCAGTATTGTGGGTCATTGCCGCACTACTATGGATCCGCAATCAGGTCCGTATAAAAAGGGCTATCACAGAACTGAATCGTGAGGTCTCAAAGCTAAAGGAGTCTGACAATGACCAGCCAGGAAAAGTGCTTTCCGCGGAAGCTACAGTCAATGAGGGAGCGGCGTCATCTCTCACGGCAGAGGCTGGCAGATCTGTGCGGTATAAGTCAGAGCACGATTGCTAAGTATGAAAGGGGCGAAAGATTCCCTACGATAGACGTGCTCATCATGCTGGCAGACCTTTTTGACACCTCTATTGACGAACTTGTCGGGCGAAAATAATTTTTTAGGGGTGGGACTCTCTGTACATTATTGCCCTCCAAACCCATGTTATGCTGAGTATGGGGGGAGCGTTTTTTCTCCACGACTCACTGCGAAATGACAGATGGATGCGGTGGGTGGCCGAGGAGCTCTCTTGGAGAAGAGTTTCTCGGCCTTTTTCATTGTTTACGAAAGGAATGCAGCGATGCTGAGATCATGCCCGTATTGTGGCCGGATTCATCCGAGAGGATACATCTGCCCTAAGAAGCCGAAGCAGGCGAAGCACCGCAACAGTAAGACGTCTGGATTCCGCAAGACGTATACCTGGCAGAAAAAGCGGGAACAGATCGTACGGCGTGACTTTCATCTTTGCAGAGTTTGCAATGAGGGAAGCTACGGTGTCTTCGGAGTGCCAGGGCTGGATCAGGAGTTGTCGGTGCATCACATTGAACCGCTGGAAGAGAGATTCGACCTGCGGCTTGATGATAGTAACCTTCTGACCTGCTGCAGCAGGCATCATCGCATGGCTGATGACGGGGAGATCCCGAGAGACTACCTCCACGAACTTGCGGAGGCATCCCCCCGGTGGGATTGAGATATCTCGGTGGATCCGTGTCAAGACCAACAGCGGCCCCCTGAACAGGATGAAGTTTAGAAATGGGAAATTGCCCGCGAGACGAGAGGAGGGTGGAAAGTGGCAAGACCGAGTAAGTCGGTTCGCGTGAAGACTGGCGCGATCGCCAGCGATGTCGAAGCAGTCCGTCAGGACGTGGAGGACAAGCTGCGAGGCGAGAACGTTCCACCCGAGCCGCCGGCAGATCTGACGGATGGACAGCGCGAGATTTTTCAATTTATCGTGAGCGGTCTGGTAGCAAGCGACATCCTCGGCCAGCTTGACGTCTTCGTTCTGGAGAGTACGGCCGTGGCCATTGACCGCCTGCGCTATATCAACGGCCTGATCGACGCTGATCCGGGACTCGTGATGCACACCGGCTTGCAGAATGCCCGTGCGAAATATCAGAGCGACCTATGGCGAGGCTGTAATGAACTGTGCCTCTCGCCCCAGGCCAGGGCCAAGATCGGCTCTCTGGCCGCGCAGAAACAGAAGGAGAAAAAGGACCCCCTGCTGGCGGCCCTGAGCGATGATGATTAAAGACAGCCGCGCTTACCGGTACGCCAAGTGGTGTGCGCAGCGCAGCAATCGGAAGGTCGGTAAGTATGTAAAGCTCCAGGCGAAAAAGTGGCTGAAGATCGCGGACGGAAAGCATAAGGAAGCCTACATCAGTGAAAAGGCCTATCGGAAGATCTGCAAACTTCTAAAGCTGATGGTGCACCCGGATCTCCACTGCTCCATGTATGACGGCCTTGAAGATTATGCCTGGTTCCTGATCGTGGCCGTATTCTGTACGCGGCGGCGTGAGGACGACCGGCGCTTCTATCAGACCGCTGTTCTTGAGATCGCCCGAAAGAACTTCAAGACCTTCAACTCCGCAATCATCTTCATTCTGGGGATGTTGACGGAGCCCCGCTTCTCCCGTTTCTTCTCTGTGGCGCCGGACTTCAAGCTGTCCTCGGAGCTGCGGCTGGCCGTGCGCAAGATCATCAAGGTCTCGCCGGCACTGACGAAGTATTTCAAGATCAACAGGGATCTGATCACCTGCCTGATCAACGAGATCGAATACACACCCCTCGCATATTCCAACGACGGCATGGACGGCCGTCTGGCAAATATCTTCTTGGCGGACGAGGCCGGCGCGCTGGACAGCTATCCGGTGGAGGCCATGCGATCTTCTCAGATCACCCTCGTCAACAAGCTGGGCATTATCATTTCCACGCAGTACCCCAACGACAATAACGTGATGATCGATGAGATCGACATTGCGAAAAAAGTTCTGGATGAGGTGCTGGACAAAGAGAACGTCTTCGCGCTGCTCTATGAGCCAGATGACGCGCTCCGGAAAAAGTGGGAGACCGATGACCTGGTCATCTACCAGGCAAACCCTGTTGCGGTGAACAACAAAGAGGTCTTTGAGTCGATCAAGGATCTCCGGGCCATGGCCATTCTCTACGAAAACAAGCGGGAGAATTTCCTCTGTAAGCACTGCAACATCATGTACAAGGGCCTGGGCGTCGAGGGCTATGTGGACGTGCAGAAGGTCAAGCGCTGCCGGATCACTGAGGATCTGGCCTTCTGGCGGGGCCGCCGTGTTTGGGTCGGCTTCGACCTGTCCCAGACGGACGACAACACGTCCGTGGCCATGGTGACAGAGGCGGACGGGGTGATCCACGCCAAGGTGTGGGGTATCCTGCCGAAAGACCGCATCGAGGTCAAATCCAAGAAAGAGAATGTGGACTACAAGAAGCTGATTGCCTCCGGCAACTGCTTTGCCGAGGGCGAGGAGGTCATCGACTACGGCTTCGTGGAGCGGTGGATCCTGGGCATGGCCGAGAAGTACGGCGTGGAGGTCATGCAGATCGGCTACGACCGTTATAACGCCATCTCGACCGTGCAGAAACTGGAGGCCGCTGGCATGGAATGCGTGGAAGTGAAGCAGCACTCATCGGTGCTGCATCCGCCCACCAAGCTGCTCCGTGAGGCGATCCTGAAGAAGGAATTTGCCTACGACGAGAACCGACTGCTGGAGATCAACTTCCAGAATGCGCGGTGCACAGAGGATACGAACCTGAATAAATACGTGAACAAGAAGAGATCTGCCGGCAAGGTGGATATGGTCGTTTCCATCATCATTGCCGTATATCTGATGCAGCAGGCCATGCTGTTCGATAAATCGATGGACTGGGCAATCCAGACTTAACAGGAGGATACGCGCCGATGTGGCCATTCAAACGAAAAGAGAATAGGGCTGAAACCGCAGCGGTGGCCGGGGCTCCTACGATGGCGGATCTGATCCTGGCCATTATGCAGAGCGGGGGCTCGACCAGAGATAAGGCCATGCAGATCCCGACCATTTCCGGTTCCATTGACCTGATTGCCAATATCGTCGCCGCTACGCCGCTGGGCCTATACCGCGATGAGAGCGGAAAGGCCGTTGCCATCACCGATGATCCCCGTGTATTTCTGCTGAATGATGATACTGGCGACACGCTGAACGCAAACGAGTTCTGGCGGGCCATGATCCGGGACTACTATCTCGGCAAGGGCGGGTATGCCTACATCGATCGGAGCGACTTCGGAGAGTTCCGCGGCGTCCATTACATTGACGAGTCGAATATTTCCATCCTGAAGAACACAGATCCCATCTTCAAGGACTTCAATATCGCCGTCAACGGGGTTTCCTACTATCCGCACAACTTCCTGAAGATCCTCCGAAACACGAAGGACGGCGCCGAAGGGATGCCTATCACGAAGGAAAACAGCCAGCTGATCGAGTCCATGTACCTCACACTGGTGCTGGAAAGCCACATGGCGGCCAGAGGTGGCAATAAGCGAGGGTTCCTGCAGGCCGAAAAGCGTTTGGAGCAGGGGCAGATCAACGATCTGCGCACAAAATTTCAAAGCATGTACTCCAACGCAGATAAAGAGCCCTTTGTTGTGCTGAACCAGGGACTCAGCTTCAAGGAAATCTCGGATACCGCCGTGGAAATGCAGCTCAATGAGAACAAGGAGACGAATGCGGTGGAGCTTGCGAAGCTGTTCCACGTCTCTCCGGAGGCCCTGAGCGGCAAATCCGGCGCGGATGTAGTAGAAGGCCTTGCAAAGATGGCTGCCATTCCGCTGATGACCGTCATTCAGTGCGCACTGAACCGGGACATGCTGCGGGAATCCGAAAAACACGCTGAACACCCGCTTTACTGGGCCTTTGACACCAAAGAACTTCTGAAGGGCGATATGAAGACGCGGTTTGACGCCTACAAGGTCGCCCTGGAGTCCAACTTCATGCAGATCGATGAGGTGCGCTATCAGGAAGACTTGGCGCCGCTGGGCCTGTCCTGGATCAGACTGGGGCTGCAGGATGTTCTGTACGATCCCAAAACCAAGCGGATCTATACACCCAATACCGGGCAGGTCTCTGTGATGGGCGAGCAGACGCTCAATCCCCCACAGGAGCCGCCCGTAAAACAGAAGGAGGAGCCTGACGCATGATGAATATTGAAGTCCGTGCGGACGGAGCACGGATCACCGGATATGTCAACGTGACAGAGAAGAAAAGCCGGCCGGTGATTACGCCGCGGGGCAAGGTGATCGAGGAGATCGAGCCCCGCGCCTTTGCGGAAGCGATCAGCCGCGCAGGAAACATTACTGTAACGGTGGACCACGACAAAAGCCATATCTATGCCAGCACGGATGACGGCACGGTAACGCTGAAAGAGGACGCTATCGGCCTTCACGCCGATGTCCTCATCAAGGATAAGGATCTAATCGAGCTTGCCAAAAAGGGGAAGATCCGCGGCTGGTCCTTCGGGATGTACAACGTCAAGGATTCCATGGAGGAACGTGCGGGTGATCTGCCGATCCGACACATCAAGGCGCTGGATCTGGATCATCTGACGCTCGTTGTGAAAAAAAGCCCGATCTACTCCGCAACTTCTGTGGAACTGCGCGCGGGCGAGGACATCGAACTGGAGACCAGAGCGTCTTTGGACGAGCCTACGCTGTCCGGCCCTGCTCTGCACACGCCGGCATTTGATAATTCTGAATTCAGGGGCCGCATCGCGGCGCTGAAATAATAAAAACGGAGGAATTGCTTACATGAAGAACCTGAAGAAGCTGATGGAGCGCCGCGAAGAACTGAAGCAGCAGCTTGCTGACCTGGTAGATGCGGCCGACCAGGAAGAGCGCGCCATGACCGAGGAAGAGACGCGGACCTTTGACGCCGCCGAGAAGGAGATCCAGGACATCGACGACACCCTTGCCCGCGAGGAGCGCGCCCGCAACATCCCTACCGTGCAGCAGCCCACCGAACAGCATGAGATGACGGTGGAGGAGCGCGCGGCCGCCGAGGAGAAGGCCTTTGCCGACTTCATTATGAACCGTGCGATGGAAAATCGTGCCGGTGAGATCCAGCTCACGCAGGGCAATAACGGCTCTATCGTGCCCACTACCATCGCCAACCGCATCATCAAGGCGGTGCGGGACATGGTCCCCTTCCTGCAGCTCGCTGATGTGGTCTATACCAACGGCAAGCTGTCTGTGCCTGTGTATGGCGAGGACGCCACCAATTACATCGATGCTGATTATGTGGACGAGGGCACTGAGCTGACCGACAACATCGGCAAGTTCACCACCATCGACCTGACCGGCTTCGTGATCGGCGCGCTGGCCCTGGTATCCAACAAGCTGAAGGACAACACGGACATCAATGTGGTGGACTTTGTTATCAACCAGGCGGCTGAAGCCATGGCCGAAAAGCTGGAGGGTGAGTTTGTCAACGGCACTTCCGGCAAGATCACCGGCATTCAGTCCGCAGCCAGCGGAGTGACCGCCGCGGCGGCCACTGCGGTCACCTATGATGAGCTGGTCAGCCTGAAGCACTCCCTGAAGCAGCGTTTCCGCGGTAAGGCCAGCTGGATCATGAACCCCGCCACCTATACCGCCATCTGCAAGCTGAAGGACAACAACGGCCAGCCTTACTTCAAGGAGGATGAGTATAAGATTCTGGGCCGCCCGGTCATCGAATCCGACTCCATGCCCATTATGGCCGCCGGCAAGAAGCCGATCATCTTCGGCGATTTGAGCGGCTACACCATCAAGGCGACCAAGAGTGTGGAAGTCCAGGTGTTGCGTGAGAAGTTCGCCACGAAGAACATGATCGGCGTGCTGGCCTTCGGTGAGTATGACGCCAAGATCACGGACTCCAAGAAGATCAGCTCCCTGACCATGGCTGCGTCCTAATCTTGGGAGGTGCAGCCATGAAAGTGACAGCAAACATCAGCTTCGCAGGGGCTGAGCTTGCCATGTTTCGGGGCGAGGCCCGCGATGTGCCTGAACACATCGCGGCCCCCCTGCTGAAATGCGGGTATCTGGAGGCCGCAGAGCCCCCCGCTGCGGCGAACACCCCGGAAATGACGAAGGATGAACTGATTGAGAAGGCGGAGAGCCTGGGCGTCGAAGTTAAATCCGGCTGGACGAAGGCGGAGATTGCCGCCGCGATCGCCGCTGCGGCGGAGGCCTGAGTATGAGACCATGTGATCTGACGGCGGCAGATATTGCCTTCTTTTCAAGAAAAATCATAGAGCCGGAAGAGTATGGCGCGCTATCCCCCATGGAGCAGTTGGAGTGCGAAGGCGCCTTGTCTGCAGCGAAGGCTGCGGCGGGCGCTTATACCGGGCTCGATATGGAGAAGACCGAGTTGGAGGATCTCGCCTATGCGGTGAAGGTCATGGCGGCGGAGATGATCGACAACCGTCAGATCACGGCTCAATACACGGGCAAAAACCCGATGGTCATGCAGATCCTGGACCTGCATAGCACAAATCTTCTGCCCAGCGAGGGGTGAGCGAGATGTATGAGCAGCTTTCTTCCGCACTGACCGAGAAGATCGAGATCTTGACGCTGGTGTTGGACGATGAGACCAGAAACTTGGCGTGGGCACCGTCCGGAACCTGTTGGGCCTCGGTAATGGTAGACACCTATCGCAACCTGTTTTCGGCAATAGGCGTCGGCACCCGCGGTGCTACAGTCATTATTCGCCCTCATCTGCGGCTGACATTGCATCAGGCCATCCGCTGGCGCGGGGAGTTTCTGCATTTGACCTCCATCCTGCTGAACCGCGAACAGGATCAGCAGGAGGTCAAGGCGGCCATTTGCGAGCCGGTGACGCTGACGGCGCGGCCGCAAAACCGAACGGGGCGCGACGCCTACAATCGTCCGGTCGCCGTGAGTGTTCCGAGCTTCACTTTCCCCGGCATTCTGACGGAGAAATACTTCCGCAATGAAGCAGACGACGTCTACCGCGCGGAGGTGCAGCAGCGCGTGCTGGTGACTCCGAAGGTCATTGTGCTGCGTGCCGGAGATCTGGTGCAGAAGGGGAACGAAACGCCATACACCGTGCGTCAGGTGCTCGACCTTGACCCGTACAAGAACGAGTACGTGATCGAGCGCAGCTGGGAGGCATAATGCAGAGCGTTGAGATCAGCGGGCTGAAAGAGATCCAGAAAAAGCTGGAGGGCTATCCGGAGGCCATGAAGAAGGCACGCAGCGAGTTCTTCGAGGAGGCCGGACGAGAGATGCTCTCCACGGTGCGCCGCCGCATCGGCGGTCAGGGCTATGTGGCGAATGTGCAGGATCGGCACGTCGGTTCCGGCAGAGGCTATGCAGCCGTCCGCGCCAAGGCAAAAACCGAACTAAGAGGTTATGCTGCCGGATATGTAACCAACGCACTGGAAGGCGGACACGTGCAAACGCCAGGTCGGTATGTTCCGGCAATGGGCAAGAAACTCAAAGCTAATCGTGTAAAAGGAAAGTATATGTACCGCAAGACAGCCGCTGAGCTGCCGCAGATCGCCGAAAGAGGCGCGCAAGAAATCGAGAAGAAGGCCATGGCCTACCTGGAGGGGAACGGATGAACAGCACGGAGATTCTGGACGCCGTCAACGCGCGTCTGCTGGAAAAGTGGCCTGAGCGCACCGTCTACATCAACGTCTGCCCGGAGGACTATGATCGCCCTTCCTTCTGGCTCGAGGTCACGCGCGACGACCGCACGCCGGTCATGCGGCGCGTGACGAAGCGGAATGTACAGATCCGGCTTACACTGCACGATGAGGCCGACGAGCACTATGACATCAGCTGGGCAAGGCTCAACAACGATGTATCAGCGTGCCTGAAGCTTATGATGCAGGTCCTGCGTGTGGGAACGCGCAGGCTGCTGCCGCAACTGCAGAGCATGCCGCGGGACGTTGACAGAGCCGCTATTCTGCTGAATTTTGAATTTATGGAAAGCAATGAAGAGACCGCACCGGAGATCCCGACGGCGGACTCTTACCAGATCTCCGTGCAGGTAAACGGCGGAGAAATTTATCAAAGGAGCGAATGAGTATGGGACTGCCTGAACTCACTTTTACCCTGAAAAAAGCCGCGGAGACGGTATCCACCCGCATTTCCCGCGGCGCTGTCGCGCTGATCCTGCGCGACGCCAAAGCGAACGGCGTACACGTCGTTTGCCAGGAGAGCGATATCCCGACGACGCTCGGCGCGGACAATATCGCATACATCAAGCGTACACTGATGGGCTACATCAACCGCCCGAGCGCTGTGTACGTCTCCGTTGTGCCGGCGGCCGGAACGATTGCGGCAGGCTTCGGTGCACTGGCGGCCTACACCTATGACTACATCGCGGGCCCGCCCGACATCTCTGCTGAAGACGCCACGGCGCTTGCCGCGCTCGTCAAGGAGCGCCGCAAGCTGCGCTATATCGGCAAGGCGGTACTGCCCAACACTGCGGCGGATTATGAGGGCGTCATCAACTTTGTGTCTGCCGGTATCGCCGCCGGCGGCAAGACGGTTTTCTCTGCCGCGGCTTACTGCTCGCGCATTGCGGGTATGCTGGCCGGTACCCCCGCGCAGTGCAGCGCGACCTATGCGCAGCTGAGCGAGGTGACCGGCGTGACGGCGACCGAGAACCCCGACGCAGCGGTCGACGCCGGCAAGCTCTTCATCATCGACGACGGCCGCGTGCGCAAGCTGAGCCGCGCCGTGACCAGCAAGGTCACGATCGGCGACACGGAACCCGAGGCGCTCAAGAAGATCAAGATGACCGCGGCCATCGACCTGATCCGCTACTATGCCGTTTCGAGCGTCGAGGACGACTATTTCGGCAAGTGCGCCAACACCTACGATGACAAATGTGTCCTGCTGCTGGCGATGCAGGACTACCTCAAGAGTCTGGAGGACTCCAAGGTGCTGGAGAGCGGCTCGTCCGGCGCGGTGCTCGATGCCGACGCGACGCGCAAGTATCTCATCACCGCCGCCGGCGACGATGCCACCGAGGCAGAGCGCATCAAGAAGCTCAGTGACAATGAGGTCATCAAGGAGAACACCGGCAGCAAGGTGTTTTTGAAGCTCTACGGTAACATCATGGACGCCATGGAAGACTTCGCCATTGTTTTCGAGGTCTCCCCAAGCGTCATTGCAGCCTGATAGGAGGAAACACACATGAGTGAAGCTATTGACGCCGCGCTGGTACGCAGCGGCACATGGGGCAGCCTGTGGATCGACGGCGAACAGGTCGCCGAGTGCTACGGCTGCCAGGCTAAGATCAGCAAGACCAAGGAGAGCGTTCCTCGCTGCCGCGCCATGATGGAGGACAGCAAGCTCGTATCCACCAAGGGTACCGGCTCCATCCGCATCTACAACGTGACTTCCCGCCTCATTGAGCTGGAGGGCGAGGCGCTCAAGACCGGCAAGGACCTGCGCCACACGATCATCAGCAATCTGGACGACCCCGATAACCCGAACAACCAGCGCATCGCGCTCATGGGCGTCAGCTTTGACGACCTGACGCTCGCGGACTGGGAGGCCGCCAAGCTCGGGCAGATCGAGTCCCCGTTCACATTCAACGACTATCAGATGCTGGACACCTGAAAGTATTGCGCAGCACCGCCGGGAGACCGGCGGCGCTGCGCATAGTCAAATTCGGAGGGAATTATGGAAAATACCATTGTTAATCAGAACGTCGCAGAGCAGCCGTCTGTGCTGGATCTGTTGCTGGGCGAAAAGGTCATCAATGTGGCGAAGAATCTGCCGACGGCCAAGTTTGAGATCCCGCGCCTGAGCGAGGCAGCCGGTGCGCCGGTCATCTTCACGCTTCAGGCCCTGCCCTACGGGCGTGTGCAGGACATCAGCCGTCTCGAGAAGGATGCCGAGCTTCAGATCCTGCTGGCGGGCTGTGTTGACCCAGAGCTGAAGAGCACGCCGCTGCAGCACAAATTCGGCGGGATCACACCGGCGGAGACGCTCAAGGCGATGCTGCTGCCCGGTGAGATTGCCGATCTGAGCCGTGAGGTCGAACGGCTGAGCGGTTATCGCCGCGCGACCATCGAAAAAGTAAAAAACGCCTGACGGAGGGCAGCGACCCGGAGTTGGGGCTGGCCTATTACCTCTTCCATGTGCACGGCATTCTGCCGGGTGACTACTACGGCCGACCGCAGGGAGAAAAGGACCTCATCTGGGCGCTGTCCTCCTATGAAGCAACCGCACGCGACCGCCCTGCGCCGCGCAGCAAAGCCATCAAGATCACGCGGGGTAAAAAATAAAGCCGCCCCCTCGGGCGGCTGAGACTCTAAAAGAAAAACGGAAGCAATACAGCGATCAGAAGGGAGACTGCTATTGTGATGATAGATGTCTTCGTCATAGGTATCACGCTCCGTACTTCTGTTTCATTGTAAAAAGGTTGCTGCACCCAAAAACAGGGCAAGCGCAACAGTGGCCATACAAAGCCAAAAGTCAACATCAAGCTGTTCAGAAAACCTCACACCGTCAAGGTATTCAAAGGAATGTGACTTGAACCATCGCACACCGAAAAACACAGCAGCAGCAAAACTCAGCAAAAAGAGGAAAAACATATACACAACCTCCTTCTTTTTGTTCATTATATGCGTTTTTATCACAAAGTCAACAGAAAGCGGTGATTTAATGCCGGAAACATCCATTGTAATCAAAGCCACCGATCGATATTCCGATGTTCTTAAAACGCTATCCAAAACGACCAAGGCTTTCAGTGACGACGTAGACAGTCTGGAAGAGGGTCTTTATGCCCTCAACAAAAACAAATATACGCTAAAGCTTGATGCCAAAAAAGCGCAGCAAGCTCTCAAGGAAGCTGAAAAGCAGTTTGACCTGACTCACAGCGCCGCGGACGGCCTGAAGATGGAGCTGGCGCAGGCAAACTACGACAATGTTGTCCGTAACCTGAACGCCGTTACCAAAGAAGCGCGAAATACAGAGAAGGCGATCTCTAAGCTGGAGAATCGCTCTGGCGGCGGTGGCGGTGGCGGAGCTGCGAATTTTGGTAAAAGTGTTGTTCAGGCGCTTGCCATCAGCGGGATCACCGACAGTGCAAAGCAGCTTCTTTCTCAAGGAGCTACAACGCTTGCAGGAAGCGCTTTCGGAAATGAGGGCGGAATGCTCTTTTCCAATGCGCTTTCTATGGCAACATCGGGCGCCTCTGCCGGGTTTATGGTCGCAGGTCCGGCCGGCGCGTTGGTCGGCGCAGGGATCGGCGGTTTAGTCGGTCTTGGTTCCGGTGCATTGCAAAGCTACGAATCGCAGGATTCCTCCTTCAAGTCCTATGTGCAGGACGCTGTGCAGGAGCAGCTGGACGCGCAGAGCGAGTCGCTGACGAGCGGCAGCTCGATCGCCGCAGGGCGCGAGACCGACAAAATTTCCTTCGCGACGCTGTTCGGCAGCAAAGAGACCGCGGACAGCTATCTATCCAACCTTGTCGGCATGGCCAACTCGACGCCGTTTCTCTATGACGACCTGACGAGCATGAGCAAGACGCTCGCGACCTACGGCTACGATGCGGACAGCATCCTGCCGGTGTTGCAGACCATCGGCGACGCCGGCGCGGCGCTCGGCCAGTCTACGAGTGATATGACCGCCGTGGCTACCGCCATCGGCCGCATGAAGAGCAGCAACAAGACGACACTCGAATACCTCAACATCCTCAATGACCGCGGTATCGGCGCGGTCGGGATGCTCTCTGACGCCTACGGCGTGGATCAGGGCACGATGTACAGCATGATCTCCAAGGGTGAAGTTGCCGGACAGGACGCTGTCAGGATCATTCTGGACGCACTCTCGGACAGCTTTGCCGGGGCGATGGAAGCGCAGTCCAAGACCTTCAGCGGCATCACATCTACCATCGAGGGCCTGCAGCAGGAGCTCGATAACGCCATGGGCGAGGGCTACAACCAGACGCGCATGCAGGGCCTTGAGGCGCAGAAGGAATGGCTCGCCGGTGACAGCGGCCAGGAAATGCAGGAGGCCTACACCGCGATCGGCGCCTGGAAGGCCTCGCTGGAAAATGCCAAAGAACAGTACATTCGCGATGCCATGAACGACGCCATGGGCAGCGAAGAGTACAAAACCGCCGAAGCCGAAGGCGATGCCGCCGAGATGGGCCGAATCCTGATGAAGGCGAAAATCGACGGTATGAACGAGTATAACGCCAACGAAGGCAAGGACGAAGAGCTTGCGCAGGAGCTGAGCCTTATCGAATCCGTGCGTGACGATGCGGCACTCAACTCCGCTTACTGGGACGCCGGTTACACACTGGGGCAGGAATTCTCCAAGGGACGTACTGCCGCAACAAATGAAGCAATGGTAGAAGAGGCGTGGAGGCTTTCCGGACGCACCAAGGGGCGTCATGTCACAAACTGGAACGCTCGCGCGATTGGCATTGACTATGTCCCTTATGATAATTTCCCCGCCCTGCTGCATGAAGGTGAAAAGGTCCTGACGGCCGGTGAGGCCAGGCAGGAGAAAAACGGCGTCAGCAGCATCCAAATCGTCATGAACGGCACTGTCATCCGCGAGGAGGCAGACGTTCAGCGCGTGGCGCAGGAGCTGCTCAACAAGCTGGAAGAAGCCAATATGAGGGGGTAAGAACATGCAGTTTAGTTTTATTGCCAACGGAGATGTGCTTACACTGCCCATCACGCCCGCCACCTACGATTGGACGACCGGAAAGAATATCGAGACCATCAATATTTCTCAGCTCGGCGACGTGTACCTTCCCGGCAACCGCAGCCGGCACAGCGGCACGATCGAATGCTTGCTGCCATCTCAGGATTATCCGTTTAATCAGCCTGGGACGATCCTTGACCCCGGTTATTATCTGGAGCCGCTGCGCTACTGGGCGGCTGAAAAGATCCCCGTGCGATACATTGTGACAGAAAGCGATATCAATGCGCTTGTGTACATCGAGAGCGTGACCGAAAAGGAGCAGGACGGCACGGGCGACGTCTACTGCACGATCGCACTGCGCGAGTACGTGGATCTGGAAGCCCAGGAGGTCGCAACGCTCAACACGACGCGCTATACCGGCAACAGTGGCCGCAAGAGCGACGCCGCAAAGGACATCACCTATCACCGCGTCGTCTCCGGAGACACGCTCAGCATGCTCTGCCGGCGCACCTACGGCGACGGCACGGCGAGCTACTACAACGCCCTTGCCAAATATAACGGCATCAGCAATCCGCACCTGATCTACGTCGGGCAGACGATCAAGCTACCGCCGAAGGATAATCTTCTGGGAGGCGGCTGATGGAGATCTATTTGACACAGGACCAGTCGACCCGTCGCATCACGGATATCCTGCTCAACTGGTCCTGGAGCGGCGATAAGTCGACGCTGGTGCGCCAGCTCGTCGCCGAGATCGTTTTTGATGAGTCGACCGGCCTGCCCGTCCCTCAGATGGGCGCCGCCGTGATGATGACGGACGACTCCGGCAATCCGATTTTTGACGGAGTCGTGCTTCGCAGAAGCGCCGGCAGCGAAGAGACGAGCATGAGCTTCACGTGCTTCGACCGCGGGATCTACTGCCGGCGCAACGACGGCACCTACAAATTCCGCGACGCGACGCCGGAAAGTATCACCCGCCAGGTCTGCGCCGACTATGAGATCCCCATTGTGTCGCTGCCGTCGACCGGCGTGAAGATCAGCCGCAAATTTGCGGGCGTCGCACTGGATAAGATCTTTGAAACGGCCTGGACACTGGCCACACAGCAGACCGAGGACAAATATGCCATCACCTACACGCCAAAAGGCCTTCTGGTGGCCGTCCGAGACGTCAGCGAGCGCAGCATCGTGCTCAAGGCCGAATCTAACCTGATGGACGCCAGGACGGTGGAGGACGCGACAAACATAGTCAACAGCGTGGCCATCTACGACGCCGACGGCAGCTTTCAGCGCCGCGTGGGTACCGATGACGCGCAGAAGCTCTTTGGCATGATGGAGCGCCATTTGACCGAGAACGCCTCCTCTGACGTCGACATCGACAAAGAGGCGAAAAAGCTCCTGGACGACGGCGTCATGACGCAGACGGTCACCGTCGACGTCCTTGGGGATCTCTCACTGATCACCGGTCAGACGGTCGTCGTGAGGGAGAACAAGACCGGCCTGCAGGGGATCTTCTGGATCGACGCAGACGTCCATACCTGGAAGCGCGGAAATTACTACTGCAAGCTAACACTCAACTGCCGGAACGTCGTTTCCGGCACCATTGCCGGAGGTGATTTGACATGAGCCAAGAAAGTGCCCGCGACCCCTATGTCGGGATCAACCAGCATATTTCGCAGCGCGCCAACAAGGAGCAGCACCCGACCTACACGATCGGCAGGATATTATCGCTCGATCCGATCAAGATCCGCGCCGACGGCATCGACCTTGAGAAAGAGGATCTCCGCGTGGCGGAATCCATGTATCCCAATTTTCTGGAAAATATCGAGGACCGTGAAGAAAATGGCGTCGAAACGCTGCTGCCTGAGAAGCTGGTGCAGGTCACGCAGAGCGCCATCGGTCCGTTCGTGTTTCTCCGGCCGGAGGAGCATGTTTTCGGCTGGGTTGTGCTCAACGTCGACGATGAAGTCCTGCTCATGCGCTCGGATGACGGACAGACCTATTATCTCATCGAGAGGATGGTGACACTAGAATGAACACTTTTCCTCTGATCAGCTCGCCGGTGTCCGATTTGGGTACCGAGCTTCCGCTGGCGCGAGAGGTGCGCTGGGATTTTACTAAGGACGAGCCCGTCTGGCACGGCGGGAACCCCGCGAAGGTGACCGGCGCGGAGGCTGTGCTGGTGTGGGCCTGGAACACGATCAATACGTCGCGCTATCTGCATGACGTGTTTACCCATAATTACGGACAGGATCTGCAATCCCTGATCGGCGAGGCCTATGGCGATGACATCAGGCAGTCAGAGGCTATCCGCTGTATCCGAGAAGCGCTGGAGATCAGCCCTTATATCAAAACTGTCCATCAGATCAGCGTGCAGTTCGAGGGTTCGGTGCTGCACCTGTCTTTCAAGGCAAAAACCATTTACGGGGAGGTAACGCTCAATGACGGAAAAATCGCCCTTTGAGAGCATGACGCCGGAAAGCATCAAGTCCGAGATGCTCGGGCGCGTGATCAATGCCGGCGTCGATGTGGATGCCCGTGAGGGCAGCTATGCTAATGTGCTTTTGAGCGAGGCTGCCTACGTCATGTGGAAATACGGCCAGACACTGAATGGTTTTATCGACATTCTGTTTCCGAGCGCCAACAGTGGGCGTTACCTCGACCTGCATGCAGCGCAGATCGGTATGACCCGTCAGCCCGGCGCAAAGGCAGAGGTGACAGTGACATTCTCGGGCGTGGACGGCACGAAGATCCCATCAGGGACCGTTGTGTGCACGCCGAGCGCGCTGCGCTTCCTGACAACAGAAGAGGTCACCATTGCTGACGGGCTTGCCAGCGTGCTCTGCATCGCCGAAGATATCGGCGCGGACTACAACGTGCCGGAGGCGACCGTCACACAGATGGCGGTCAATATCCATGGCGTGCACGGCGTGACCAACGCGGCCGCCGGCGTCGGCGGCGCGGACGAAGAGAGCGACGCAGATCTGTGGGCACGCTACCACGAGCGTCGCACGGAGCCGATCACATCCGGCAACGCCAACCACTACGTAATGTGGGCAAAGGAGGTCACAGGCGTTTCCTATGCCCGCTGCATTCCGCTATGGAACGGCAATGGCACCGTCAAGGTTATCATTGCCGGCGCAGACAAAAAGCCGCTTGACGATACGATCGTGACCGCCTGCGCAGCACACATCGAAGCAGAGCGCCCGATCGGCGCGACAGTGACGGTGGTCTCGGTCACGGAAGCTGAGATCCCACTCGTCGCAAAAGTCAAGCTGATCAGTGGGCACAATCTCGACGAGGTCAAGGCGGAGCTGTCTGCGGCGGTTGGTGCACTGCTTGCAGCGCTTCCCTTTGCTGAAGAGCAGAGCGTTCCCTACAGCCGGTTCCTCGCGTGCCTTCTGCAGTGCGCAGGCGTAGCGGATTACAGCACATTCACTGTCAATGGAGTAAAGACGGCGCTGCGCATCAACTCTGGCACGATTCCCGTGCTCGGCACTGTTGATGTAACGACCTATTAAGGCGGTGGAGCATGGAGAATCGCGAGAAAGTACCTGTTCGGTATCGTAAAAATGCACAGACAGCCGCGCTGCTCGACACGCTCGGGCTTTCCGCCCAGCAGATGGCGGATCTTGTAGAGGACGTCAAAAAGCAGTTTTTTATCGAGACTGCCACGTGGAGTCTGCCGCTCTGGGAGCAGCAGGTGGGTATTGCGCCTCCGACAGGAGCCACCGAAGCATCACGCCGCAGCGCACTAAAGGCACGCCTGTTGGCTGGCGGCAATACCACTGCGGACACCATCCGCGACATGGCTACAGCGATGACTGGATACGCTGCACGCGTCATTCTCAATGATGACTACAGCTTCACGTTGGAGTTTCTGGGGGAGACGGACGATTTGGTTGAGTTAGATCTAAGTGGTCTGACGGATTCCGTCAATCTTATCAGTCCGGCGCATCTGCGCTTTATCATTGCCGGCCTGACGTGGGAACGGTTTGAGGCAGTCAACATGACGTGGGCAAAGCTCGAGAATATGAACATGACATGGGAACGGTTGGAAGAGTCTGTTCCCATTGTCGGAACAAAACAGTAAAGGAGAGCAATATGAGAAGTCAGGGACGGTTTGGTGCCAATTACAGTGTGAATGGGCACCGCACGAGCGGCGAGCGCCGCGTCGACTTTAATAAGGGGTATAGTTTCCTCTTCGAACGCTGCTTTGAAGAAAATACCTTGGAGGAAATTGAGAAAATCGACTGGTCTCATGTCACTGTGAAGACACTGGATGCGAACTATCCTCCCTGCAGTCTTCCTGAAGGATATTCCTTCGTTGTCAAGGATATTCAGTACATCAAGTGCTACGACAGCTTTGAGGTGACGATTGAGGTCGACAAACAGTACTGGGGCGATGTGACGCCTTATCAGGCGCAGATTGCCGAGCTGACGGCGGCATCCGAGGCCAAGGACAGTGAGCTTTCCGAGAAAAACGCCCTGATTGCGGAAAAGGCGCAGCAGATCGCGCAGAAAGACAGCAAAATTGCGGAAATGGCAGACGCCGAGCAGGCGGCGAAGATCCTGCTCGGCGAGGCCGACTAACGGGGATGTGATAGGATGACCGCCTACGAGCAGGCCGATCAGGAGCGCAAGCAGCTATGGGATAGAAAAGAGCTCGTCAAATCGCAGTTAAAGGACATCGTCAATCCAGAAGAGCTCGCCAAGCAGAAAAAACGCTATGGCATTCTTGAGGCAATGTATGAAGAAGCCCTGCTGCGTATGGAGGCTGCCCGACCGCCGAAGGACAAGCGGCGGAAGGCCCCCAAGCAGCGCAGGATCGCTCTTTATATGGAAGGCGTCCTTGAATCCGAAAACGCTTGCCGCGGCGAAGCTAAAGACGGTGCTGTTGCCGATATTTTCGGGAATACGGTGCGTTGGACGGACCTTGACATTGATCCGGATGACGAAGACAAAAAAGCCCGCCTGATGCGATGCCTCAAGCGCGGAAAAGCCGCCTGCTCGCCTCGGCAGCAGGAAATGCTTGATTTGTTTTTGCAGGGGAAATCGATTCGGGAAATTGCAGAAGCAACGGGGGTGGATAAGACCACAGTGTCGAGAACTCTAAAGCGCGCAAAGAAAACGATCAACGAAATCGAAGGAGCCATGCGCAACGAAGAGCGCGCAGAAGCTCGGGGCGTTATTGATTTTTCTTCAAGAGAAGTGGCCGAGGACATTCTTTCTTCCCTGACCGAAACGCAAGCCGTTTACTTATATCTTTACTACGGGGAATGGTTAAGCCTGCGGGATATCGGCGAATTGCTCGATAAGAGCCACGTTTCCGTATGCAATGGAATCCACCGCGCAGTAAAAAGAATCCGCGAAAAATATAACGATAATGAGGACTTGATGCTCTGCGGTGTTGAAGACCTTGAACCCATGCTATATGAGATATATCAACAGCCGGATATCGAACACCTCGTGCCTCAGCGGGCAAAAGATGCTGCAAAGCACGCCTATGTGAAACGGAGGTTCCCAGAAAACATGAAAAAGAGGAACTTGCGCCATAGGGAAATATGGAACGAACCGATATGGGCACAACGAAGAATTCGTAAAGTCAATGACAGCAGACTGCTCCGCGCTCTGCAAGACGCGGCAGCACAGCGCGCCACATCGGTGTTAAATCTGTTGTCAAAGCTGATCACTTATGCACGAAAGAAGATTTTGAAAGGAGTCGATTCCTATTATGAGTGGAAAAAGCTACACTGAGCGCGCACGCGCGCTGAGGCCCTATATCGAGCAGGCCAGCGAAAGCCTGCCGGACAGCGACGCAGCAAAGGCCGTTGAGATGTTCCCGCGCTGGGCGGATCACATCGGCGAGACCGTCAAGCCCGGCGACCGCCGCAGCGATACGGACGAAAGCGGCGTACTGCACGTCTACCGCGTCAACAAAGGTCAGGGCCACACCACGCAAGAGAACTGGCCACCGCACTCCACCCCTGCCATGTGGACGATTATCAACGTCGACCACGCGGGCACGCAGGATGACCCGATTCCGGCCGCTCGTGGTATGGAGTACACCTATGGTCTTTATTACAAAGACCCCGAAGACACTAAGCTATACCTGTGCGAGCGCACCGGCGAGGCCGCCGGCGGGAAGATCGTCTTGCAGTATCTGCCACACGAGTTGGTAGGGAACTATTTCACGGCGGTGAGCGCATGACGGCGGCGTTGATTTCCGCCGCAGCGGCGGTGGTGGTGGCGCTCATCGAGGCCATCGCCGCCCGCGACCGTCGGCGCGACAAGAAGGAGCGTGAAAAGGCCGCCGAGCAGCAGAAGATGCAGGAGCAGCTGATGCTCAAGCTCATCGAGGGCAGCTGGGCGGCTATCGCGCTGGGCGAGGCAACGGCGAAGGCGATGCAGCGTATTCCGGACGCGCACTGTAACGGGGACATGCACGCCGCACTGGACTACGCCGCCGAAGTGAAGCACAAGCAAAAAGAATTTTTGGCCGAGCGGGGAATTCACTCCATCCTCGATAACGGGGCGGCGGCATGAAAGCGCTGAAAGCCCGCTGGGACAAGATGAAAAAGCGGGACAAGTACATATCCATCGCCATTTTCAGCCTGACGTGGTACACCGTGGCGTCGCTTATCATGACGGCGCTCGGCGTGCCGCCGCCGGATGTGCTGACGGAACGATGGTTCAAGGCATGGACAACAGAGCTTGTCGTTGTGGCAGGCATCAAGATTTTCAGAAAGGACGAAACGACACTATGAATAACGAATTACTGAACAAGAGACTGGCGAACCTGTGCAGCGTGAAGAGCATTGTGACGATCGCCGCGACCGGCGCGGTGATCTACGGCTTTGTCGCCGGCAAGATCACAGGCGAGCAGCTCATGCTGATCTACAGCTCGATCATCGCGTTCTACTTCGGCACGCAGAGCCAGAAGACGCAGGACGCCATTGACAAGGGGGCGTAAAGGCATGAACATCCGCAAATATCCCGCGAACGCGGGCAACGTCGGCGGCACGCGCGCGGCGAGCGGTATCCGCTACATCGTGATCCACTACACCGGCAACGACGGAGACACGGCGATGAACAACGCCAAATACTACGCATCGAACGTCGTGAAGACGAGCGCGCACTACTTCGTTGACGCGAAGGAGGTCATCCAGAGCGTGGACGATCTGCGCGTTGCGTGGGCGGTCGGCGGGAACAAGTACCCGTCCTGTCCGCAGACGGGCGGCGGGACGCTGCACGGGCGCTGCCTGAACGCAAACAGCATCAGCATTGAAATCTGCGACGCGAAGAAGGACGGCGTTTACGCGCCGGACGCGCGCGCCGTGGAGCGTGCGCTTGCGCTGACGCGTGAGCTGATGAAGAAGTACAACATCCCCGCGAGCAACGTCATTCGCCATTTCGACGTGACGGGCAAGCTGTGCCCCGCGTACTGGTCCGGCAAGGAGAACGCGGGCAAGTGGGAAAAGGAATTCCACGGCAAGCTGACGGCGCCCGATTACCGCGCGCAGCTTCAGAAGCGCGCGGGGTTGACGGACGGCACGATGGATTACCTCTCGGCGTATCAGTACGGCGATGACTTGATCCGCAAGCTTGCGACGATGCGCTGACTGTCTAAGCACAAAACACCCAGACAGCAAAAGCTGACTTGTTACTACTTAAATCTGCACTCCTATAATGGGGACAGTATAAAGCGCCCGAATCGCTACCAATTTGTGCCTCGCTTCTGAGACAGAAAAAGGTAGTAATTTCGGGCGCTTTTTGTTCCACGTTTGTTCCACGAAATGACAGAAAAAAACAAAAATCGTCAAATGACATGAAATACAAAATGAAGAAAATTAAGAAATATCAAGCAACACGGAGACTGCGAAATGAAAGCGAATATAAAGAACCTCTTTCGAGTCCTATACCGCGCACCAGAAAAAAACCTTGAAGCTTCAATGGCTTCAAGGTTTTTTGTTGCCCTGAGGTGCCATTTACCCTTTATCGTACCCTTTATAAATTGAGAACATTTGTAATGAAGCCTTCCATATACATTCCTCCCATCTGTGAATTGCAACCGGAATCCATCTTTTTCTCATTGCCGATTCAATCTATTGGGTGACACGAACTCTATAACTGCCGTGTACGCGGGCAAAAGGTGATGGATATTTACCGCAAACACACCGTTGCGGTAGGGAGCTGATTGTGCTATGATTCATCAAAAAGGCACAGGCCCGGCCTGTTTTCCCGCGTCCTGCGGCACATGATAATAGGAAAACGGAAACGGCGGGCGGGACCTTGAAAATTGACAAAACAGAAAGGATCACTTGACGATGAAACCCAAATTTGACGGCTACGCGGCGCAGTACGACGCCTGGTTTATGGAAAACGAAAACGTGTTCCAGAGCGAATTCCGCCTGTTTGAAAAGGCGCTCGGCGATATTTCGGGGAAGCGCGTGCTCTCCGTCGGCTGCGGCAGCGGCCTGTTCGAGAGTATGATCGACTGCAAGAACATCGAGGGCGTTGAGCCCTCGCGCGACATGGGCGCGATCGCGCAGAAGCGCGGCATCAACGTCATCGCCTTCGGCGCGATCGAGGAGGTCGAGCTTGAGGAGAACGCCTACGACATCATCTATTTGAACGGCAGCTCCAGCTATATGGAGGACCTGACGCGCGCGTTCGACGTGTGCAAAAAGGCGCTCAAGCCGAACGGCAAGTTCATTTCGCTGGATGTGCCCAAGGAGAGCGCGTTCGGCTTCATGTACCTTCTCGCCAAGGCCGTTGGCACGTTCGACCACCCGTCCCTGCGCGGCGTCATGCCCAAGCTGCCGTATCCGCTCGAGCTGTGCTGCGCGGGCGTGTGGCACTCGACCGAGGAAAAGGTCGACGCGCTCAAATCGCTCGGCTTCCACGATTTTGACTTCTATCAGACGCTCTTGAAGAACCCTATGTACACCAACGAGAGCGTGGAGGACGTCGTCCCCGGCTATCAGAGCGGCGGCTACGTCGCGCTCATCGCCCACAAATGA